TAGATCCATTGCCAGCCGAACCGGCGCCCCCGCCGCCCCCGCCGACACTAATACCCGCAGTGCCCCCGGTAAAACCGGACGCGCCGCTCGGTCCAAAACCACCGCCCGGAGGCGGCGTCGTCGTGTCATCTGCGGTGCCGCCGACCGCAAAGACGCCGTTAGCGATGACCGCCGGCTGAGAATTGGCGGATACGTTAAGCCACGAATTGTTTCCGTTTGCGCCGGCCCCGATTGTGCCGGTTTTTACCGCACCGACATTCCAAAAAAGCGTGCTGCCGCCCGAGATGGGGCAGGTGGCTTTTGCATAACCGCCGCCGCCGCCGCCGTTGGCGTAGCTGGACATTGCGCCGCCGCCGCCGCCGCCCCCGCCCCACGCCTCGACGAGAACTTGATAGGCCCCCGCTGGGGCGACGACGCTCCCCGCGCCTGCTGCGGTGATGATGACGCGAGTCATGCGCTATGACGACGCACATTCAAACATGCTGCGGCGCGACTCCATGCGGTCAAGCCACTTCTCAATCGGCCGGCAACCTTTGCCGACACAGCGCAGGCAGATCGGTCCGTTGCAGCAATGGCACCACGCGCCGATTGCGTCGTCGGTTGCCGACTTGAACGGCGGCTTGTCCATGACCTTTGAACAATGGAGGCATGTGAACGTGTCCGTTTCGGTCGGGTGCGCAAACGCCGGATCGGTGATGATGCTGTATCCGCGAGATTTTCTTTGTCGGCTAGGCCCCATGGTCTCGGTCCCAGATGAATCGCGTGTAGTCGGAGAATTCGGCTTTGTTCCATCCGGTTTGGTTGTCACACAGCGGAAAGACGAAGCCTTCGCCGTTGTAGGAGAAATTCCACGCCTTTGCGTCGGCCTCGATTACGACGGGAGCGCCGCCGGGGCCACGCATTGCCAGCTTCGTGTTGCTGCACACGACGCGCGTGTCCGTCGCATTCGCTGGGTTGTTCGAGTTCGCTTCCGGGCCGACGCCGCGCGGCGCGACGTAGCCCTTGTCGTTTTCGGTGAGATGGCCTCGCACCTGTTCGAGCGCAGGCGCGCCGCAGACCTTGCAGGCTTTCACAGGTCGTCATACTCCATGCCGAACAGGACGTTCGACGCATAGGTCGGCGACAGCGCAATCAGCGCCAGACCAACGAGGTTGGTCGCCGCCCAGGTCAGCATGGCGTCGGTGTCCTGCGCTGCCCATTGCATCGACGCGCGTTGGTTGAGCGAGCGCGAGAAGATGTCGAGCGTGTAGGTGCCCTCAGCGGTGTAGGCGTTGTGGGCGACCATGCGTGAAGCGACATCCGCCGGGTTCAGCGGGTCGGGCGTGAACACAGTCGAGGTGCCGTCGGCGGTGGCGCGCTGCACCTCGTAGACGATCTGACAGTCGGTGGCGTTGGGGGCGCCGTCGGGGCCCATCTGTAGCGCCACGGCGCGGCCGCGGCAGAGCGTGGCGGTTGCTGACCACACTTGAACTTGGGTTTTGAATGTCGTGGTGATCGCCTGTTGGGCGTTGGTCATGCGGTTGTCGACATGATAGCGAGACATGGTTTTCTCCTTCGGTTACTTCTTGCCGCCTTGGTGGATGGCGAGTTTCATTTGCGATTCTTTTTCGGCCGCTTCGGCTTTTGCAATTTCGCGGCGCATGATGTTGGCCTGAACGCTTTCGGGATCGGTGACGTCGAGATGCTCGACCGCCTCGATCGGCGACAGCAGGCCGGTCTTCAGCATGTCGAAGATCAGCGCTTTGCCGTCGGCCGAGAATGCCGGCGATGAGCTGTGTTCGTCGACCGTTAGCGTCACGTCGTCGGGTAAATCGCCGAAGCTGAAGTAGACCGGAACCAGCCCTTTGGCTGGCGGCGTCAGCAGCAGGTTTTCTTCCGGCGTTGACACGTTCTGCAGCGACGCTTCGGCTTCGGGAACCCAAGCGACCAACTTTTTGGCGACGTGGACGCGCGCCATGTCGAGCGTCAGCGCGCCGCTGCGCTCGATGTCGCGTTCGATCAGCAGCGCCCTATCCTTGAAGCGTGGCGAGAACATGCGAACCAGCGTGTCGGCATGTGCGCCGGAGCGCACACCCTTTTCGCCGTGGCCTTTGGCGATCGGCGGCACGCCCATCATCTCGTCGAACATGCGCTCGTATTCGTGCAACGAGGCCCACAGGTCCTGCGGAATTTCGATGCGATCTTTTTCGATCTTGGCGTTGGCGTTCATCTCGACGTAGTGGCCGCCTGGCTTCTTGTATTTCGACAGCGCCAGCTGGTTGACGCCAGTCGAGCCGACGAACTTGGTCGTCGGGTCTTCCTGCATGCGCAGCATCTTGTTCGTGCCGACGAGTCGCGCGTTGATCGCCTCTTGCAGGAAGATCAGCCGCTGCACCTCGGACGCGCCCCAGAAGTAGGTTGGCACAGGGTTCGGGCAGAATGTCGAATAGGGGTGATCACCCTTCAGACACGGCGCCGAAGTTTGTGACGACGGGTCGAACGCTAGCGCGTTCTGAATCGTGTATTTTCCCATCACCAAGAGGTCGTCGCCGACGATCTGGAATGTCGCCCAATCCTCGCGCTGGTCGTCCCAAATCCACGTTTCGTTGAGCTCGATCAGTGTTTGCTCGACAGCCGGATCGAGCTGCGGTTGCGGTCGGCCCATCCAGTCGACGCGCCCGTTTATCTGGGGGCCGCCTTGTCCCGCCGCCTGCATCGGGTAGAGCCCGCCGACGGTGATGTTCATCGCCGTGCCGCCGCGCGTGTCGGTCAGACCAGCGCTGTCGCGTGTATAGGCTTTGACCTTTTTCAGCATCTCGTTCTTGTCGGGGTGGTTCTTCACCAGGCCGACGAATTGGTCGAACGTGACCAGCATCGAATGATTGAAGGCGCCCATGTTCTCGTCGAGGCGGTCGTAGTTCTCGCGCAGCACGCCGAAATCTTCAGGCTGCACCAGCCATGTCGACAACCGTCCGCTGGCGAAGCTCTGTTTGATGATTCCTTTGCCGCGCACCAGACCGATGTTGACCGCCTGGCTGAACATCGAATCGCCGTCGCAGCGCCGGTATTGGTTTCGGATGTGCGCGGCTGCGGCACGGCCTTTGGCTTCGTTGATCACCGAGGGATAGTCGGGGTCGCCGATGTGGAAGCGCAGCGATACGGGGGAAAACAGAAGGGATTCGAGGTCGTCGAGCGACACCCACAGCTTGTTGTACATCGCCGGCGTCGTTGCGTCTGACGAGCCGGTGTCGATGTAGCCCTGATAGAAGGCGCCACGGTTCATTCGCGCCTGACGGGACGACATGCAGTGCGACGCGGTCTCGCGGACGAACTGGGTCAGCTGCTTGGCGTCACGGGGTATCCTCATTTTGATACCATCCTATGGTATTGATAAGCTTCGCCTTTTTCGCACGTTATATTGACACGCGCTTCTGGTCCAGCGTAGTCTCTCGGCTCGTAGGGGTGAGGCTAGTCTCTTCCCTCTCGTCAACAAGGAGACTCCCATGGCGCGTCACAAGGGTCGTAAGGGCCGCCGGAAGTAATTCCGGGTCGTCCGTGAACAATGGGCGAGGTGTTCGCGCGCCTCGCCCAACACACTGAGGTTTTTCAGAATGCCTATGCCGATGATGCCCGGCGCTCCGCCCTCCCCGCCACAGGCGGGTGTGGCTGGCCCAGCGTCAGCGCCCGGTCCGATGAAGGGCGCGGCGGCGAGCGGCATGGAGAAGCTGAAGCTGGGGCTGAAGACTCTTCAGGAAGCGCTTCCCGCGCTGCCGATGGGTTCAGCCATCCACACCGCCTGTCTCAAGGCTTTGACCGAAATCGGCAAGGCCGTTGAGAAAGAGGGCGGCGCGAAGGGCGATCCCGGCGCGATGATCCAGCAACTCGTCGAGATGGCGCGAAACGCCAAGCAGGCCGGCGCGCCGGCCCCGCAGATGCCCGGAGCGGGCGCTGCTCCTCCGCCTTCGCCTGACGGCGGCGGCGGGCCCCCGATGCCACCGATGCCAGGAGCTTGAGATGACGAGCGGAAAATTCCCCAAGCCGTATGACGGCGACGTCAAGATCGATCGCAGTCTGATGGAATATGTCGCTGATTTCGAGGCGATGGACATCGGCGCTCGCTCGTCGGCTCAGCCGAAGGGCAGTCTCAGCGGGATCAAGTCGATCGACCACGTCGGCAAGGACGGGTCACGCGGCTCGGCGCCGAGGGCCAAGTAAAATGGCCGAGGCCACCCAAGCTCAGATTCGCGCCGCCGAGCTGCTCGAGCAGTTGTGGAGCGATGGTGAGATCGGCGAGAAGGTTCGCCGCGCCGCCAAGGCGAAGTTCCCCGACGCCAAGATCATCGACGACACCGTGGCGCCGTTTGTTGCGCCGCTTCGGGCCGAGAATGTCATGCTTAGGGAGCGTCTCGATAAGATCGAGAAAGCACGCGCTGAAGAGCGCATGGCATGGGAAGAGCACAGCGCCAAAACAATGATCGAACAGGCGATTGACAAGGCGCGCCGCGATTACAGCTTGACCGAAGATGGTATCGACAAGGCTGTCGCTCGCGTCAAGGAGATGGGCGTGTCTGGCGACGTCGGCGTCGCGGTTGACGCCGCTGCGGCTTGGGTCGCTTCCAAGACGCCGCCGACCGCGCCGGCCGGACCGACTTGGCGATCTCAGGATCTTGATTTGTTCGGCACGAAGAACGCGGACGAGGCTCGGGCTGAGCTGCACCGCAATCCGGTCAAGTACCAGGACGACCAGATCGAGGCGTTCTTGCGCGACCCGGACGGTTTCACGCGGGAGACATTGGGAACCCAATGAAGTATCTCCGCACATACGTTGAGCTGTGGATCGTGCAGCAGCCGAGCGGCCAGAGGTTGGAAGACAGGATCGCGGCGGCGCGGGCTCTTCTTACCGAGCATGGCCTTAGCCACGAGGTAGTCAACCAGTCGAGCGCAGTCTTAGGCGCGCTGTCGTTCGGTATGTGAGGTAGATCATGGCCTATCCCAATTCTCCGGTAAGCACTCTCACGGGCTCTGGCATTACTCCCGGAGGTAGTTTGGGGGCGCAGATGGCTGCCCTCACGCGGAGAGCCTTTTTACCGAGTTGCTATGTTCAAATATACCAATCTCACCCACTTTTGTCGTTGTTCATGTCGAACAGCAAGGCGGCGCGCGGCGGCGTTTCCCAGATCACCGTTCCGGTGCAGGGCAACTCCTTCGTCCAGTTCTCGTGGGGTGGCTTCGACGGCAACTTCCCGATGCCGACCGATCAGGCGGCAATCCAGAACGCGCAGTTCAGTCTCAAGCTCGGCATGGTGCCGATTGGCTTCTTCGGCATGGAGTCGATTCTCCAGAGTTCCGAAGCTGTCATTCCCAAGCTGCGCGCCGTCATGTCGGACGCCGCGGTCGTCATCAAGCAGGCCTACGCGCAGGCGCTCTATTCGAACAACTACGCCAATGCGCAGATGTGGGATAGCCTGTCGCAGGCCTATGATGACGGCACCAACGTCCCGTCCTATGGCGGCATCGCACGTACCCCCGGCTCGTTCTGGTCCGGCCAGTTGATCAACAACACCGGCGCCGCGGTCACGACGCGCGTCGGCGCGGCGCAGATTCTGACGCGCATCCAGTCCGGCGCCGGCGGCGAAGCTCCCGACTTCGGCGTCATGAACCCGGCCAATTGGGCCGAGCTGATGACCGACTTCATGAGCCTCGAGATGTACCAGACTCGTCCGCGCTCGATCTACGAGAAGGACGACGTGGTCAACGCGGGCTTCCGCGGCATCAAGGTGCTCGACACGCCGATCTTCCCCGATCCGTTCTGCCCGCTCGGCTCGGCGTTCTTCATCAACAGCCGCTACACCGGCATGTACATGTCCGAATACGCGCCGATGACCTTCTCGGGGTTCGAGCCGTTGATCAACGTCGGCCAGATCGCCGATGTCGGCGTTCTCATCTCGTGCGCCGATCTCGTCTGCGCCAAGCCGTCCTCGGGCGCGCAGGTCACGGGCATCACTGGCGCGGCGTGGCAGGCCGTTCCGGGCACGCAGCCCGCCGTCATCTGAATAGGAGCTTGAAATGCCGCTTTTCGCAGGTCCTGGCGTCCTTCCGTCTCTCGGCGGCTTGGCGACCAACGTCGTTACTCTGAAGGCCGGGCAGGTTCAGCTCATTCCGGCGGGCCGCATGATGATTCGAACCGGGCCTTACACGACGGTTCAGCAATACGATCCGATTGTCGGTATCTGGCGCAACATTGGCGGCGGCCTCATGGCTGGCGGCCTCGACTTCCTTTGGTCGGACGGCGTCAACTATCGGCTCGCTAACCAGAACGGTTGCGTCGTCGGCGCGGTGATCACCAACGTCGGTTCGGGATACACCACGGCGCCGACGATCACGGCTGCTGCGGGCGGCGCGATCTTCAAGACGATCATTGGTGGCGCGGTGGCGACGCCGACGATCACCAACGCCGGCACGAACTACACCTACCCGCCCATCGTGCTGTTTGCTGCGCCGCCTCCCGGCGGCGTTCAGGCGACGGGCTTTGCGACGCTGTCGGGCTCGACTGTCGCTTCGATCACCATGGTGGATCAGGGCGCCGGCTATCTCTCGGCGCCGACGATCGTTTTCCAAAACGATCCGCGTGAAGGCGTCAACGGCACGACTGTCGGCTACAGCGCTGCGGCTGTGGCGACGTTGACCGGCTCGGGCACGATCACTGCGGCTCTCTGCCTCGACCACGGCAATCCGATCGCCTTCACTGCCGGTTCGGCGACGTCGATTCCGGCGCTGACCCTGTCGTCGGCGCTTGGTTCGGCGGCTGTCACGGCGATCATGGATTGGTCGATCGTCGGTCTGCAGTCCGGCACCTACGGCAACGGTACGTCGGGCATCGGCGGCTCCAACGCCACGCAGGTTACTGCGACCGGCGTCGATCAGCCGACCGCTGCCAACTCCACCGTGCTCAACACCGCAATCCAGGCCAATTTGGTCAGGACGCGTCAGGCTTTCCTGACGGCGACGGAGTCGGGCGGCACGTTGCCGGCGTATGGTTCGTGGGTGGTTCGCGACGGCGGTATCTACACCGGCACGCCGCTGATGATCGTCAACGCCCCCGCTGGCCCGGCGGCGGGTGCGCTGGTTACGGCGCTGGCGACGATGGGCTATTTTGCATCCGACGACACGTATATGATGCAGTTCTGATCGGCGGCCGGCCGAGGTGGTTAGTTCAACAGGAGTTACGCACATGACCCAGATTGTCACGAAGTTCAAAGCAGTTTCGATTGGCGACGTCGTCAATCTCAAGTCGGGGAGCCCGGACTTCACGGTCATTGGCTTCGCGGCGGCCGATTCTCTGGGCGTGATTTCGCCGATGACGCCGGGCGCCACTTTCGTCGAAGAGTCTCTCGTCGCCGTCTGCTACGGCTTCAGCACGGCTGGCGCACCGGTCACGGCCAAGTTCCCGGTCGAGGTTTTGAACATCAAGACGCCGGTCGCTCCGGTCGATCCGCTCAAGGACTAATACGACGCTGACGGTGTTTCAGAGCCCGCGCCTGCGAACAGCGGGCGCGGGCTTTTCATTGGTGTGCCATGCCGCTATCCCAGATCATCAATGACGCATCTCAACTGTTGAATGACCCTAATTTTTCATTCACGTCGAGAAGTCAGCTAGTTAGGTGGTGCAATCAAGCGAGGCGTGATTGCGCCAAGCGCACGGCGTGCATTCGCCGGCTGGTGACGGGTCAATCGGCGTTCGGCGCGAGCGCACAGCCGGGTTACGCGATCCCCGGCGCGATGCAGCCCGGCGCGCTGCCCGGCGCTTTTCCGCAGGCCCTGTCGGGGTCATATGGCGCGGTGCAGAATGCGATGACGACGATTCCCGGCGTCGAGCGCTATCCATTCGTCGGCTTCTTCAATCCTGCTCTTCAGGCTCAGTATGCCGGCTGCGACGAGGTGATCGACGCTGTCGCGCTGGCGGTCAACTGGGGTGGCACGACGCGACCGCAACTCGACTGGATGCCTTGGGACGACCTTCAGGCCTACGCGCGCGCCTATTCGGTGCTGAACACGTCATGGCCGGTGCTGTGGTCGGTCTACAATGACGGGCCTCAGGGCGAGATCTGGGTGTACCCTGCGCCGTCTCAGGCGACCGAGATGGAGCTCGACGCGATTTGCACGCCGAAGAACCTGAACACTGACGACGACTTCGACGTCATCCCTAGCGGGTTTCAGGACGCGTTGATGTTCGGCGCCGCCAAGTTTTCGTTCATGTCGCGCGGCCGTTACGCTCAGGCGCAGGCGATGGAGGATCAGTTCGCCAGCGGCATAGGCGTCGCGCGTGTCGCCGTGGACGGCGGCAAGGTCAAGTCATACTATAGTTCTTATCTGTAGAATATATGTGTTTGCAGTACAGAGCGGTAGCAGCACGTGATTTTCTAGCCAAGCACGGTGTCTTATCATGGTACAGGCTGTAGAGAATTATGGATGCGGATTTGCCGTTTATATTGGCGCCCCATATATTTCCTCGTTCAAACAGCCTTATGTGGATCTGAGGGCACAGATTTTTACAGAAATCATTAAATTGATATATTATAGCCTTTGTTCCTATAAGTGTGAAACTATTCTCCCCAATATGCCCGTCGCCGTCTATCATACCTCTCCAAAAGTCAGGGTGGTTATGTATATGTGCGGCGCAAGCATTTTTAGACTTATTAGGAATTATACCAAATTTAGAAAGCACATATCCGAGTCGTTTGGATACAATAGATATTCTTGCTCTTGGTCTTTGCGTGAGGCCTTGGGAGGTAATTTTTTGAGGAAGATACGATACTTTGTGTTTGCTTTTAAGAAACGATTTGAATGCTTCAATTTGGTACTCGTCAGGAGTAGTAAGTTGAAGAACTATGTTTGGCGACGGTATGTGCAGAACCGAGCCATCCGACATGAGAAGGCCGAGCCAATAAGCGGCTTCTGGCGTAATCGTGTCAAAAGCGCGTTCGTCGACATTTTTAGATTTACCATTGCGTATGAAAGAGGGGTCTTCTATTACGCTTACCACTATAGAGAGTTTACGCTGTTTTTCGCAGAAATCTTCTGCGTATCTGATGTCATTTTCTGCGACAACAAGCCGGTTAAACGGGAGTTTAGCGCGATAAATTATACTGGATATAGCGGAGTCGCTGACGCTGTACTTAACTGCCAAGTTTTTATATTTAACTCCGTCGTAGTAGTCCCTTATCATGTTTTCTCTTTGCAATTTCGTGAGCTTGCTTCTAGGCTCGCCGCGTTTGGACATCTCTATGGCCTTCACAGTGGTAAGATTTACACCCCTATACTAGCTCTGGCGTAGTGTCACACTGCTTCGACGATCGCTCAGGCCCGCGTGATTCGCGACGGGCTCGATCCGGCGCGCGTCGAGACGCCGGTGCGCACGGCGACGCTGGCGCTGTTGCTCGACACACTGATCGATCTCGGCTCGCAGCCCGGAACTGAGAAGATTCGTGAGGCGCAGCGCGCCGCGATTGCCGCCAGTACGATGACGATCGCACGCACGCGAGAGGCATTCCAGAAGGTGCTCGACGCCGAGCGCGCCGCCGCGGAGGCGCGCAATGCCTGATCCGCGCGGCCAGCTTTCGTCGAAGGCTCAGCAGTCGCTCGGCCTGCCGGATGGATTCAAAACCTATAGCCCATTCCCGTTCGGTGGAATGAACGTTCAGGCGTCGCCAGTGGCGATCGCTGACAACGAGTTCCTGTGGCTGGAGAACTTCGTTCGACTGGGTGACGGCAACCTGCGCACGGTGTGGGACAAAGGCACGCCGATTTTCACGGCGCCGGGCGGCCTGACAATCGTTTGGAAGTGCTTCTTCAACATTGGAATCGTTTATTACTGTGCTGTTTTCCTTTCCGACGGCTCGGCTATCCAAGTCAGCATGTCGTCGCTGGCGCAGACGAAGATCGGCCCGCCCGGTATGTTTTACCAGGCTTCGACCGGCTATCTGCCCTACGCGCGGCAGTGGGGCACGCAGTATCTGCTCATCAGCAATCGCAACACGCAGGACGACTACTGGGCATGGGACGGCGTGCTGCTCTATTCGGCCGGAACAGTCGCGCCAGCTGGCGTCAACCTCACTTCGGGAGGCGCAGCCTATTCGTCACTGCCGAACCTGACGGTTTATGGCGGTTTCGGCTCGGGTATCACGATTACACCAGTCATTATCGGCGGTCAGATCGTCGAGATGAACATCACCAATCCAGGCTCGAACTATGAGCCGGGTGATGTCGTCCAGGTAGCGTTCAGTGGCGGCGGGACCGACACATCGCCGGTTCTCGTTGCCGCGCTCACTGCGACGTCTGTCGCCGGCGTGACGGTCACGGTTCCCGGTTCGGGCTACACATTCGCTAGCGTTCAATTCACGGGTGGTGGCGGCGGAGTGAACGCTGCGGCGGCGGCGACGATCGTCGGTGGGGCCATTACGGCAGTCACGATGACCAACGCCGGTTCCGGCTACACGACAGCGCCAGGCGTGCTCATCGTTGGTGGTGGCGTCGGCGCTCAGGCGAGTGCCGTTCTGGTTCCGATAGGCGTTGGTGGAATAGCAGTCGCTAATGGCGGTAGCGGTTTCACGTCAGTTCCGCTGCTGGAGCTCATCGGCGGCGCAGGCGCAGGCGCTGTTGCGATTGCGGTGCTCACTGCAACGAGAGTTGCCTCGGTGAATCTGACGGCAGGCGGCTCTGGTTACACTTCAGCGCCGACGATAGCGTTCGTTGGCGGTGGCAGTGGCAGCTCAAACGCCGCGGCGGCGGCGGTTCTTGACGGCGACGCGGTGGGCTACATCACGTTGACGGACCCCGGCTTCGGCTACACAGATCCGGTCCAAGTTACGTTCACCGGCGGTGGCGGTTCAGGCGCCGGCGCCACGGTTTTGTATGCACCAACGTCGATCGATTCGGTTGAAGTGTCGGCTGTCGGTCAGTACTACACGACGGCGCCTGCGGTTATCGTTCAGCCCGGCGCCAACAACGCCGCCGCGGCGACGCTGACGCTGATGCCGTTTGGCGTCAGCGGTTCGGTGATGGAGACCTATCTGTCGCGGATGTGGATTTTTGATCCAGCGCCGTCACCATATTCGACGCTGCCGCCTGGCGGTAATTGGCAGGCGTCTGCACCAGGATCGTTTGTCGATTTCGCCACTTCGGATGGCGGCGTCAGCGCGGTCAACACCGACGCTTTTCTCGATCTCCAATACACGCAGGTCCGCCAATCGTCGGGCTATCTCTATGCGCTCGGCAACGGCTCGGTCAGCGTTATTTCCAACGTCAACACGTCGGGCAGTCCGTCGACCACGACGTTCAACTACCAGAACGTCGATCCGCAGGTGGGTTGCGCGTGGCGCGATTCGCTGCAGGATTTTAGTCGCTCGACGATTTTTGCTAATCGAGCCGGGATCTACGGTCTGTACGGCGGCGCGGCGACCAAGATCAGCGGCAAGCTTGACCAGTTGTTCACCAACGCGATCTTCCCGCCGACGGCGGGTGCGGTGACGCCGTGCTCGGCAATCGCGACGATCTTCAACATCAAGCACTATCTGCTGCTGATGACGGTCGTCGATCCCGACACGGGCGCGACGCGCAACGTTATGGCGACGTGGAACGAGAAGGACTGGGCTGTCATGTCGCAAACAGTCAGTCTTCAATTCATTTCTACGCAGAAGACCGGCTCCATATACAATGCTTTTGGGACTGACGGGATTTCAATTTACCCGCTGTTCTCAGCGCCGTCGTCAAACCTTCAGTCGCGGTTTGACACGAAGCTCTACGGGTCCGACCGCATCTTCATCGAAAAGGCGGCGCAAGGCGTTTGGATGCAGGCGCAGGACAACTCCATCGGTGAGGTCGGAATTAGCGGCGCGCTGACGGCGACGATCTCCGGTATGGGCGGCGGCGCGATCAACGGCTTCGCCGTCACCGTGCCAGAAGGCGTGTCGGCGCCGTTCCTCAACCAGGTCGCCATAGCGTCCCCGGCGCCGGCTTGGAACGTTTGGGGCACGTCGATCCAGGGCAACGCCTTCTTTTCGATGGGCTTACGCTTCGCCAGCAACAGTCCTGATTTCACCCTGGCCGATCTCGTGATAGGCTACATCGAGCAAGACGCGTTCTTCACGTGAGGAGAAACCCCATGGCCATGCGCACCACCGGCGTCAAAATGGACTTTGAGAAGAACGTCGCTCGCGGCGAGAATCCGCGCGGCGCTGACGGTTTTTTAGCTCAGACTGTCAACGGGACCGCGTCGTGGCGGGGGATGGGGTGGAATCGCGATGAGCCGTGGACATCTCCGCAGGTTGAGCCAGGACCGACTCGCCCCGCTGGGCGCAGTAATCGAACTGGCGAATGATATGCTGGCAGCGCTCGAGAATCTCCCGCAAACGCCTGACGGCTGGAATCGGTTTTCGTGGGACCATCGCAACAGCCACGACCGTATCCGTGCGGCGATCAAGACAAAATATGGCGCCGATCTGAGCGACTATCAGGTCGACCCGATCGACTCTAACGCGATCGGCGATTTCTTGCAGAACAACTCGCAGCTTCACGGCGACATGAACGGTGTTCTCGGCTTGCAAAGCAGCGATTTGCAGGACGTCAATTTCGGCGACAAGCCACAGTTCGAGGCGTGGGTGCGTCTCCATTATCTCGAGCATCAGCAAGCCGAACTGAAATTGGAGATTTGAGTGTGAGGCCGTTCGTCGTTTTCGCTCTTCCTCGCAGCCGAACGGCGTGGCTTTCGAAGTATCTGTCGTACAGTGGCGAGTGTGTCGGCCACGACATCGCGGCGCGGAGCGCTTCGATAGACGACTTCT